TGGAATGAAAAGTCACACAAGACCACAGGTAAAAAAGATGTAGGGGTTGTTGCTCAAGAAATTGAAGATGTTTTACCAGAACTCGTAGAAACAAGAACTAATGGGTATAAGGCGGTAGATTATCAAAAACTAACAGCTGTACTTATTGAATCTGTAAAAGAACTTTCTGCCAAAGTAGAAGCTTTGGAGGTAAAACAATGTAATTGTAAGTAGATATGGCAGTACCAGCAAGCGGACCATTATCTTTAAGGGGAATAAGAGCAGAAGTTACCTATAGCGACTACACGCAACTAAGTTCTATTGTAAATATAAGTTTATCAGATGTATCTACTGGGGTTAATGGAACTTTGAACACTTCAAGTTTAAGACCTGACGGCAACACACCTCATAAGATGAGTGAATGGCGTAGTTATGACCACGACTATTCAGCAACAACCGCTCCAAGTGTTTCAACTGGATTATGTGGTTGGAATAGCTCAACTAACAGAATAGACGCTATTGGAAGCGTAAGCAGTGATGGTGGAGCAACTATAACACAAAGAGGGTTTGTATTCTCAACTTCCAACACATCGCCAACAACAAGTAACTCTACTACAATTGCTGTTAATGGAACAACAGGTACTATGAGCACCTCTATACTAACTATTCAAGGTCCATCATCATATAATGCGTATATTAGAGCTTTTGCTACAAATAGCGTTGGGACAAGTTATGGAGTAACCAGGACTGTTACTGTACCAGGGAGTAGTGGTGGTGGGTTTGGTAGGCCTTAATAAAAAATTAGTATATTTGCAATATAAATATTTAAGTTATGAATATATCATATGAATGGAAGATTACGGCTTTGAAGAAAGCGCCATCACTAGACGAATTGTCAGATGTAATCACTCACGTAAGATTTGACTATACTGGAACCGACGCTGATTCTGGTGAGTCATACACATTTAGTGGCGCATGCCCTATATTACCACCAGACCCCAATATATTTACTCCTTTAGATGAGGTATTAGAGTCTGATGTAATTTTATGGGCACAAGCAAATCACCCAACAGACCACATGAATTCTGTTATTGAGAAAGCAATATCAGATAAGGTTACTCCTAAAAATGAGGAGGTAAGTACCGATGAGGTTTCTTGGCTAACTTCTCCAGAAGAACAGGTAGAGGATCCTACAGAAGAACAGGTAGAGGATTCTACAGAAGAATAATAACAATTAAAATCAAATAAAATGGCAAAATCAGTTAAGGATATTCCTGTCCAAGCAACAATTCAAATCGACGAAAAAATACTAAACAGTATTCGTCAAATCAGACAAAAACAATCTAACATACAGTTAGAAGTAGGTGCTTTAGAAGCTCAAAAACATCTCGCTCTTCACAAACTACATCAAGAAGGAGATGAATTGCAGACCATCATGGTTGAGCTTGAAAAAGAGCATGGTAAGGGAACTATCAACTTAGATACGGGTGAACTTACTTTAGATTCGACTGAAAATGGAAATTCGTAAAATATCAATAGGGGCAGACTACAAAAGCAGTGCTATGCATTACATCTTAGGTCAAGATGTTTTGAGCGGAAGTCATTCTATTCATCTTATTGATTTCAACAAAGAAAAAGAGTCGTATCTTATATATATTGAAAAAGATAACGAGGTTTTTCTTTGGAAGGAGTTTAATAAAAACATACCTGTTTCTATAGAATATAATATATTCTTTTAAAATGAAGTCACCTTATTACTTTATTGTAAAACCTATTGGAGGTGAGTACAATAACGAAATAGAGTTGTCTGGTCAAAAAGTGATTGTGAACTCCACAGTGGAAAATCATAAACACGTAAACAGATACGCAGAGGTAATTTATCTTCCAGAAAGATACAAAGGAACAATATCTGTTGGAGATAAGATAATCGTCCATCATAATATATTTAGGATATATTACGACATGAGGGGTCTACCAAAAAAATCTCCCAACTATTTTAAGGATGGTTTGTATTTTATAGATGAATATCAGTTTTATTTATATAACAACGGTACTGAGTGGAACTCTGTAGGCGACTACTGTTTCGTAAAACCAATTGATAAGGAAAACTCTTATCTTTACGAAGAGGGTTATGAGGGTAACACAGGTTATGTAGTTTACTCTAACAGCAGTCTTAAGGATTTAGGTGTTTTTGAGGGTAGTAAAATAAACTTCTTAAAAGACAGTGAATACGAATTCGATATAGATGGAGAGATACTTTATAGAATGAGGTCATCTGATATATGTGCTATAATATGACAAATATAAAAGACATAAAAGAAAGAATTATAAAAGCTGGTCATGAAGCTGTAAATCAACTTATTAGGGTTGCTGAAGAAGAAATAATAAAACCAGACCCAGAAGATGAGTTAGCTGCCGATAGGTTAAAAAATGCAGCAGCTACAAAAAAGCTAGCTATCTTTGATGCGTTTGAAATTCTAAACAGAATAGAAAACGAAAAGAATATGCTTGAAAACCCAGAAGAGGAAAAGAAGAAATTAACTGGAGGATTTGCTGAAAGAAGGTCTAAATAATGATTTACTCTGTGTAGTAGAAGGCTTCATTCCTGATAAGGTAATGAAAAAAAAGAACGCAAAAAAATCATTCAAATATGGCTATGACAAAGAGTTAGATGTAATCGTAATATCTAAAGACGGAACTGTTGGAGATGTAGTTCAAATAAACAACCTCAACATTGCACTTCCCAAAAAACCAATAAATGTACATAAAAGGTCATTAGATAAAAAAGACCAATATTGGGAGGCTTCAGAATACTCAAAAGCACTTAAACCACTACAAACTATATTTCAATGGAATGAAATGAATAAGGATTTCAAGGAGACTTGGATTCCCTATATTGAAACCGAGTTCGATAGAAGAGAAAATGGGTTTTGGTTTATGAATAACGGAACCCCAGTGTACATAACTGGTACACATTACATGTACTTGCAATGGACAAAGATTGATGTAGGAAGGCCAGAATACAGGGAGTCTAATAGAATATTTTTTATTTATTGGGAAGCTTGTAAGGCAGATAATAGGTGTTATGGAATGTGCTATTTAAAAAACAGACGTTCAGGTTTTTCATTCATGTCTTCCTCAGAAACAGTTAACCAGGCAACAATAACATCAGATTCAAGATTTGGAATACTTTCCAAAACAGGTAGTGACGCAAAAAAAATGTTCACAGACAAGGTAGTTCCTATTTCTGTAAATTACCCATTTTTCTTTAAACCCATACAAGATGGTATGGATAGGCCAAAATCGGAGCTAGCTTATAGGGTTCCAGCATCTAAACTTACAAGAAAGTCGATGTCGGAACTAAAGCCAAACAGTGACTTACAGGGTTTAGATACTACAATTGACTGGAAAAACACAGGCGACAATAGATATGATGGGGAGAAGTTAGCTCTTCTTGTACATGATGAAAGTGGAAAATGGGAAAAGCCAGATAATATACTTAATAACTGGAGAGTTACAAAAACTTGTTTAAGATTAGGAAGCAGAATTATTGGAAAATGTATGATGGGTTCTACTTCAAACGCCTTGGATAAAGGAGGTGAGAACTTTAAAAAATTATACTACGATTCAGACCCATCCTCTAGAAACTCCAATGGACAAACAAAGAGCGGTCTTTACAACTTATTTATTCCAATGGAATGGAATATGGAGGGGTTTATTGATATGTACGGTCAACCTGTGTTGGAAACTCCGAAATCACCAATAGTTAGCACCAATGGTGATTACATTCACCAAGGAGCTTTGGAGTATTGGCAAAATGAAGTAGATAGCCTTAAGAACGACCCAGATGCTCTAAATGAATATTATAGGCAATTCCCGAGAACAGAGTCTCATGCGTTTAGAGACGAGTCAAAAAACACAATATTTAATTTAACAAAAATATACGAGCAGATTGATTATAACGATTCTTTTGCTATAAAATCAACAGTCTCAAGAGGTAATTTTCATTGGAGAAATGGAGCGAGAGACACTGAGGTTGTTTTCTCTCCCGACGTTAAGGGTCGGTTTTTCGTTTCTTGGATTCCATCTGCGGGATTAATGAATAACGTGGTCGAGAAGAACGGAAGAAAGTTTCCAGGAAATGCACACATAGGCTCTTTTGGCGGGGATTCATATGATATATCAGGGGTTGTCGGTGGTGGTGGCTCCAAGGGTTCTGTTCATGGAATGACTAAATTTCACATGGAAGATGCGCCAACAAATATGTTTTTCTTAGAATACATATCAAGACCGCAAACAGCAGAGATATTTTACGAAGATGTTTTAATGGCTCTGCACTTTTATGGTATGCCTATATTGCTCGAGAACAACAAGCCTAGAATTTTATATTATTTAAAAGAAAGAGGATACAGAGCATTTTCAATAAACAGACCAGATAAACACAGAAACATATTGTCAAAATCAGAAAAAGAGCTGGGCGGAATACCTTCTTCTAGCGCTGTAATTTCTGTTCACGCAGAAAACATTGAAAGCTATATTGAAAATCATGTTGGCGTTCTAAGAGATGAGGGAAGTACAGACTACGGAAGTTGCGGAAATATGTTTTTTAACAGGACTCTTTTAGACTGGGCTAATTATGATATTAACAATAGAACAAGGTTTGACGCTACGGTTAGTTCGGGTTTTGCAATAATGGCAAATCAATCCACAAAAAATATAGGTCGAGAAAAACGTAATCAAATAAATCTTAACTTTGCCAAATACAGTAACAAAGGTTTTGTTAGTGAAATTATTAAATAAATATGATAAATAAGCCAAAATTCAATTCGGGTGGTGGTTTTCCAAATCAATTTGTACCAGACGTAGAGAAAGACTCCTATGAGTATGGTCTACGAGTTGGCCACGCTATTGAGTCTGAGTGGTTTTCTAGGGATAATGGAGCAAGTATGTATGGAGAGATACGTTCTGAGTTTCTAAAAAGAAGACTTTATGCAAGAGGTCAGCAGCCAGTAGAAAAATACAAAAATGAGTTATCTGTAAATGGAGACCTTTCTTACTTAAATTTAGATTGGACACCTGTACCTATCATACCTAAATTTGTAGACGTCGTTGTAAACGGGATACAGAATAGACTCTTAGATGTTAAAGTAGAAGCTGTAGATGATTTATCTTCATTAAGAAGGCAAATGTTTAGAACAGAGATGCAAACGGATATGCTTGGTAAGGAGCTTTTGCAGAAAGTAAAGGCTGAAACTGGTGTTGATGCATTTAATATAAAAGAAGATATTGTACCAGACTCAGAGGAAGAGTTAAATCTTTATATGGATTTAAGATATAAGCAAGCTGTAGAGGTAGCTGAAGAAACAGCCATCAAGACTCTGATGGAGATAAATGAATATGATGAGGTTAAAAGACGTGTAGATGAAGACAATGTTGTCTTAGGTATATCAGCTTTAAAACACTCTTTTGATGTCCATGATGGCGTTAGAGTGGAATATGTTGACCCATTAAACTTTGTTTATTCACCCACAGAAGACCCTAATTTTAGAGACTGTTATTATTTTGGTGAGCTTAAGTCTGTTCATGTAACAGAAATTAAAAAGATAAACCCAAATCTAACTCAGGAGGATATAGAGCAAATATCTAAAGTTGCAAGTAGATTTGATGGCTACAGAAGTACTCAAAATTTACAAACACAAAGTGGATTAGATAAAGCAAATGTTTCTTTGTTGTATTTTTGCTACAAAACAGATAAAGAAATAGTATATAAAGTAAAGCAAAATGAAAATGGCGGTCAAAAAGCGATAAAAAAAGACGACTCATTCAATCCTCCAGAAGACCAGAAGGAAAGATTTAAAAAAGTATCAAGAAGGATAGATGTTTGGTATGAGGGAGTTTTAGTTATGGGTACAAACCATTTATTAAAATGGAATTTAATGTCTAATATGGTGAGGCCAAAATCTGCATTTCAAAGGTCTTTACCTCCATATATTGTTTCTGCTATAAAATTATCAAAAGGAAATATAGATTCTTTAGTAAAAAGAATGATACCTTTTGCGGACCAAATACAACTTACTCACTTAAAATTACAGCAGGTAGTTTCAAAAATGATACCAGATGGCGTGTTTATTGATGCCGATGGATTAAATAGTGTTGATTTAGGTAATGGAGCTTCTTATAATCCATCAGAAGCCTTGTCAATGTATTTTCAGACTGGTAGTGTTATTGGTAGAAGCTATACTGAAGACGGAGATTTTAATAACGCAAGAGTTCCTATTCAAGAGCTAACTAGCAGTGGCTCAAACGCTAAAATACAAAGTTTAATTGGTATGTATAATTATCAATTAAATATGATTAGAGCGGTGACTGGAATTAATGAAGCTAGGGACGGAAGTAATCCTGACCAATACGCTTTGGTTGGACTTCAGAAGCTTGCTGCGTTAAATAGTAATACAGCCACTAGACATGTGGTTCAATCTGGAATTAACATAACTAAAAGACTTGCAGAGGCTCTTTCTTACAGAATATCCGATATAATGCAGTATTCTGATTTTGCAGAAGATTTTGCTAAGATGATTGGTAAAAACAACCTGGAAGTTGTTGAAGAGATAATAGGACTTCACTTGCATGACTTTGGGGTGTTTATAGAAATAGAGCCAGATGAAGAAGAAAAGCAAAGGCTAGAACAAAATATTCAGCAATCAATTCAAGCGAACCAAATAGACCTTGATGACGCTATAGATATTAGGTCTGTCAAAAACTTCACTCTAGCCAATTCCCTTTTGAAAATCAAAAAGAAAAAGAAGCAGAAGGAAGATATGAATATTCAGCAACAAAACATTCAGATGCAAAGTCAAGCAAACGCTCAGTCTGCTCAAGCAGCATCTCAAGGCAGAATACAAGAAGAGCAGATTAAATCTGAAATGGAATCTCAATTAGCTCAAATGAAGAGTCAATTAGAGATGCAAAAAATGCAAGCTCAAAAAGAAATAGACAAAGAAATCCTTCAAATGAAGCATCAGTTTCAGATGCAATTAAAGCAGATGGAAAAAGACATGTCTTCTAGTAAGGATAAGTATAAAGAGGACAGGAAAGACGAAAGAACAGAAAAACAAGCAACTCAGCAAAGTAAATTAATAAGACAAAGAAAACAGGATTTACCTCCTGTAGACTTTAGGGAAGCAGGTGACGCTAACCAAATTATGAGTAATTTACAAGCAACAGTGGCTCCAGAAAATGTATAGTTTTTTTGTTTAATTTTGCAGTATAAATTTTAATTTAATCTATTATGAATCAAGAGAATAATCAAGTTGACTTTAAAGTCGACTTATCAAAGCCACCTGTAAAGGAGGATGATAGTAAAAATGTTTTAGAAACCGAAAACACGGTTGAGGAAACACCAAAAGAACCTGAACCTAATGATGATTTAAAAGGAGCTGCACAAGATTATGCAGAACAGGTTGAAGAAGAAATTAATGCAGAAGCAAGCGCTGATGCTGAACAGGAGGTACAAACCCAAAATAAAGAGGTTAATATTTCCAAAGAAGAAATAATTGCTGAATTCCTTACTAATAAATATAGTATGGGATTAGAGGAATTAGAAAACGTTCTTTCAAATAAGGATAGTAAAAATCAAGAACTTCCTGAGGAGGTTGAAAAGTATTTGCAATTTAAAAACGAAACCAAAAGAGGTTTGAAAGACTTTGTAAGAGCTAATGAAGACATTAGCGACTATAAAGAGGAAGCTTTATTGCGTGAATACTACAAGCAATCAAATCCAGAGTTAGATGATTCGGATATCAGTTTTCTGATAGAAGATAGGTTTAACATTGATGAAAGTGTAGATACAGACACGGACAAAAAGAAGAAAAGTCTTGATAAAAAACAAGAGCTACATAAAGCAAAGCAGTATTTTGAGCAGACAAGGGAAAAATACAAAGCTCCACTTGAGTCAAGTTTGGAGAATTTACCCGAAGAAGCTAAAGAAGCTGTGGCGTTTTATAAGCAATATAATGATGAAAAATCTAAAGAGCAGGAGATTGTAAACTCTCAAAGGGAATCTTTTGAGAATAAAACCTCAAAGTTTTTTGGCGAAGAATTCAAAGGTTTTGAATTTAAAATCGGCGATAAAACTTTAAACTTTAAGCCTAAGGATAAAAAAGAAGTTGTTGAAAAACAAATGAATTTAAACAACTTCATAAAATCTTTCTTAGACGACAAAGGTGTTTTAAAGGATGCAAAACAATATCATACCGCCCTTAATATGGCTATGAATCCAGAGGCTTACGCTAAGTTCTTTTACGAGCAAGGTAAAGCAGACGCGGTAAATCAAGTTGTAAATGACGGTAAGAATATAGATATGAATGTGCGTTCTAAAGTTGATTCATCAAAACCTGGAATGAAATTTAAAGTTGTTGATAGCAACAATGGATTTGGTTCAGGACTTAAAATAAGAAAAAAATAAAAACAACGCTAAAAAAACAAAAAAATGGCACAAAGTATTAATTTTGACGGAGGTAACGCATCTAACATAGGTGGGTCTACATCCCTAACACCTGCACCAGGAAAGAGTTTAGCTAATGCTAACTACCTTTCTAACGCAGATTACACATTCGCACAACAATATTTACCAGACTTATACGAGCAAGAGTTTGAGCGTTACGGAAATCGTTCTGTAGCATCTTTCTTACGTATGGTAGGTGCTGAAATTCCTTCTTCTTCAGATTTAATCAAGTGGAGTGAGCAAGGAAGATTGCATGTACAAGCTTCTGGAGCTGTTGCTGCTAACGGAACAACTATTGACGGTCTTACCGCTCACAGTTTCCGAACAAACCAAACAATTATCATTTCAACTGCTGCTGGAGTTCAAGCTAAAGCTCTTATTACAGATGCTTCTGCTGCTGATTCTATTGAGGTTGCTACTTTTGCAACTTTAAGTCTTATCGATGAAGCTTCTGCTGCTGATGGTACTGGACCTTTTGACGATGACGATGATGTTACTATTTTTGTATTCGGTTCTGAATTCAAAAAAGGAACTGCTGGAATGGTAGGTTCTTTAGATGCTGATTTCGAAGCTAAAGAAAACAATCCAATTATCATTAAAGACAAGTACGAAGTATCTGGTTCTGAGATGGCACACGTTGGATGGGTAGAAGTAACAACTGAAAACGGAGCTTCTGGATACCTATGGTATTTGAAGTCTGAAAGCGAAACTCGACTACGTTTTGAGGATTACCTAGAGACTTCAATGATTGAAGGTGAGCCTGCTGCTTCTGGTTCTGCTGCTGAAACTGCTGGATACAAGGGTACTAAAGGTCTTTTCTATGAAGTAGAAAATGGAGGTAACGTTACTTCTGGAACTATTGATAGTAGAGAGGATTTAGAGGATATCGCTAAGGTCCTTGATAAAGAAGGAGCTATTCAAGAGAACGTTATGTTCGTGAATAGAGCTACATCTTTTGACATAGACAAAGTACTAGCTGCTCAAAACAACTCTGGAGCATCAACTGCTTCTTACGGATTGTTTGACAATGATGAAGATATGGCTTTGAACCTTGGGTTCTCAGGTTTCCGTATCGGATATGACTTTTACAAGTCTGACTGGAAATACCTAAACGATGCTACTACTCGTGGTAACATTGGAGGAATTGATGGTATCGTTGTACCTGCTGGTTCTGTAACAGTTTACGACCAAGTACTTGGAGAGAACGCTAAGAGACCATTCTTACACGTTCGTTACCGAGTTTCACCTACTGAAGACAGAAAGTACAAGTCTTGGGTAGTTGGTTCTGCTGGAGGAGCCGCAACAAGCGGAGACGATAAAATGGAAGTTCACTTCTTGTCAGAGCGTGCGCTTTGTACAATGGGAGCTAACAACTTCATGTTATTGAAGTAATATTAAATAAGGAAGGGGCTTATTAAAGCCCCTCTCCTTTTTTTTAAATTAAATTAAATATTAAATATAATGGCAACAAAAACTGCAACAAAAAGTTTTGGTTATAACTCAATTTTACCAGAACTAGAACAAAAAGACAGAGTATTCATTTTAAAAGGAAACTCTTCTCCTATAAGACTGATGATATCAGTCAAACACACATCAAGAAGACCACTTACTTATTTTGATGGTTCTTTAAACAGAGCTTTAAGATATGCAACAAATCAACTTACTCCTTTTGTGGATGAGCAAGATGGCGTTGTTACTCTTGAACCTGTTACATTTGAAAACGGAACACTAATAGTTCCATCTTGGAATGTTAATCTTCAAAAGTTTTTAATGATTCATCCTCAGTTTAACAAGCTTTTTTTCGAATTAGACAAAGAGCAAGAAGCTAGTAAAGAGGTTGAAGACATCTACAGTGAAATTGATGCTCAAGTAGAAGCTAAAAATCTTGACATTAATGACCTTGAAGCAATAGCTAGGGTTGTTATGAAAGGTAATGTTTCATCTATGACATCTTCGGAATTAAGAAGAGATATGATTCTTTGGGCTAAGAAAAACCCAGCTGAGTTCATGAATCTAATTAACGATGAAAATCTAAAGCTAAGAAACTTAGCTGTTAGAGCTGTTGAAATGAATATTCTTCATATAAAACAAGATAATAGAACAGTTGTATGGGGAGATAATAAAAAAGAGCAAATAATCGTAGCTCCTTATGGAGAAAATGTTTATAGCGCTTTAGCTTTATTTTTCAAGACAGACGAAGGATTGGACGTTTTACAAAACATTACTAACAAATTGTAATTATAAAGTAATTACTTTTTGTGTACCGTGAAAGGGGGGAAGAGGCCACAAATTGTGACCTCTTTTTTTTTGTACTTTTGTAGAAAATATATCCTATGATAAATAGCATAAGAAATACTGTTTTGTTTTTGCTGAACAAAGATAACAGGGGGTATGTATCACCATCAGAGTTTAATTATTTTGCAAAGCAAGCTCAATTAGAGATTTTTGAGTCTTATTTTACAGATATATCTAAAGCTGTTGCCTTGCAAAATTCAAGAAAAAAATCTTTAAATTATGGAGATACAGTTCAGCACATTCAGGATAAAATAGATAGGTTTTACGCAAACACTAGTTTAACGTACACCTCTATTGATTCAAACAACGGCGAAGAACAAGACTATTTTCAGTTGCCTTCTGACCTTTATAAGCTAATAAATATTACTTACGGAGGAGGTTTTGGAACAGACACAACAATGAGCGGTGGAAGGATTGTTCAGTCAGTGGCTCCTCATAAATTTGATATGATTGTGAACAGCAATCTAACTAAACCAACTGTAACATACCCTGTGTATGTTCGTTCTGGTAATAATATATTTGTTCGCCCGTTATCTATACAAACTTTAGTACAAGCAAATTATATAAGAAAGCCATTAGACCCAAACTGGGGATATGTAACTATTAATTCAGACCCAGTATACAACGCAGATAGTTCTACGAATTTCGAAATATCTGAAGAAGATGAAACGGAATTAGTAATTAAGATATGTAAATACGCTGGTCTAAGCATTAGGGAAGCTGACGTCGTACAGGTTGCGGCCCAGCAAGAGCAAGTTGAATACGCAAAACAAAATTCATAGAGCATGCCAATTATAGGAACATACATAGACCATAGAGAATATTATCAAAACAACGGGAATAACCCTAGAGACGAAAACTGGGGTACATATCAGTATCTTTTGTTGCGAGACATTATAAACAACTTTTTACTAACATACGTGGGTGACGATAAGGTCATAAACAAAGCTGACAGAAACGAAGTTATTTTTCACGCAAAAAGGGGTCTTCAGGAGATTCACTATGATGCATTAAGAGAAATTCAGCAATTTGAAGCAGAGCTTCCTGATACGCTTAAGATGCATTTGCCTCATGATTTTGTTAGCTGTGTAAAAGTTTCATTTGTAGGAGATGAGGGTCTTACTCACCCAATAATGCCTAACCATAGAACAGCTACTCCAACAAGTTATTTGCAAGACAATACAGTTCATAAAAACATTCTTATGGACCATAACGATGATGCTCTTACAGGTACTCCTGTTATAGAAACTAACTGGAGCAATCAATCATCTTCTACTCCAAAAAAACCAAACCCAAATCATTTAGGGCAAAATTTTGGAATGGATACTTCTACTGCTAACAACAATGGCAGTTATGTATTAGATAAAAATCAAGGTTTTATTTTATTCAGCTCAGATTTGTTGGGTAAGCAGATTGTTATAGAGTATGTGTCTGATGGAATATACGGACTTGCTGACGATGAAATAAAAGTTCATAAATTAGCAGAGACGTTTATGTATGATTACTTAGTGTCTAGCATATTAAAGCAGAAATTTGGAGTTCAAGAGTATATCGTAAGAAGAGCTCAGAAACAAGCTTCAGCGTCATTAAGAAATACTAAGATTAGATTAAACTCTATAAAACTAGGTGAACTTACTCAGATTTTACGAGGACGAGATAAGTGGATAAAGTAATATGAAGATACAAAATTTATTTTCTACAGGTAAAATGAATAAGGACGTTGATGAACGTCTTATTCAAAATGGCGAGTTTATTGACGCGAAAAACATACGTGTCCTAAATACCGCTGGCTCAGATGCGGGTGCTATTGAAAATGAAAAAGGAAACATACAATTAACCAACCTTAACTTATTAAATAACCCAGAATGTATCGGCTCTGTTTCAGATGAAGCAGAGGAGAAGATATATTGGTTTATCGTTAATGACGACGGTTTTTCATATATATATGAGTACGACCGAACAAACCAAATTACATCTCAAGTATTAGTAGACGAGAGAATTGGTGACGAACAAGTTTTAGGGTTTAGCAAAGACTACAAAATTACTGGTGTAAACGTTATATACAACGCATCAAAAAAATCAAAGCTTTTATTGTTTACGGATGGGTTAAACCAACCTAGAATGATTGACATTAATAGGTCAAAGTCATATGGACTAAACAATTTTTATGAAGATGATATTTCTTTGTACAAAAAACCTCCCTTTAAAGCACCTACTGTTGTTCCTTTTAATACGGGGTTTGCGACAGAAAACGCTGTAAAAGAAAATTTCTTTGCATTTGCAACTAGATATAGGTATTTAGACGGGGGTTATTCTGCTTGTTCTTCGTTTACTTACTTTAATTTTTCTCCAAAGTTGTTTGAAATAGATTTTGCTTCTATGGAAAATAATGGAATGGAGAACGTTTTTAATGGATACAGATTAACGTATGACAGTGGAGACCACAGGGTTACAGACATTCAACTGCTTTTTAAATACCCAGTAGAGCCAACAATATACATTATAGACAATATAAACAAAAAAGAAAGCTCTATATTAGATAATACTAATCAAACTTATGAGTTTGCTAATAAAAAAATATACAAAACACTACCACAAGATGAGGTTTTTAGAACTTTCGATGATGTTCCTTTAACCGCAAAGGCTCAGGATATAATTAACGACAGAATAGTTCTTGGAAATACTACAAGTCAATACGATTTACTGGAGCAGGAAGATTCGGAGGAATTGATAAAAATAAATTATAATGTTTCTCTAGAATCAAAATCACAGGAGGGGGAAATAATAGAAGGCTCAAGAACATCTGGTGACACTAAAATAACTTTTGATTTTGATGGATATGAATTAAAAGAAGGAAATACTATATCTGTGTTTTTATTATTGGAATCTGATGAAGCGGGTACAGCTCCAAACCAATACTTTGGAGGAGAGGGAGATGTGCAAGGAGCTTTTGTTCTTTCACAAGACTACACTTCTTTTGACGATATAGTTTTATCTAACGAGTTTTCAGACTTCTTAACGTCTTTAAGCGGCTCTTTTTCTGCAGTAGTAAATACGGTTCCGCCAGATGATGTTACAGACACAGAGTACGGAGACTTTGTTTTAGACTCAAACACACAAACGTCTTTTACACTTTTAGCTCCTACATTAACACACACAGTCGACAACACTCCTGCTGTTACTGATGACGATGATTTTACAGACATAGACGAACCATATAAATTTAAAACAGACAATGTTGCAGCGATAAAAGAAGATTCAAGTAATGTTTCTTTGAAATCTATAAGAAGCTATGAGGTTGGTTTGGTTTATTTAGATTCATATGGCAGATACTCTAGTGTTTTACTTCCAAAAGAATCTTTAGGAGAATCTTCCAGCGAGGTTTTTGTTCCTATACAAAACAGTATAGATATAAATAAGTTAAAAGTTTCTATATCAAATCCAGCACCTTATTGGGCAAATAGATATAAGTATTTTGTAAAGGTAAATAAGACACCTCATTTTACCATGTATGCAAGTCTTTTTTATGAAGAAGACCTTTATAGATGGGTTTTGCTTCAAGGCGCAAATTTAGGAAAAGTAGAAGCTGGTACAGTTTTAATTGTAAAATCAGATGATGATGGCCCTTTAGACCAAGAGGTAAAGTGTAAGGTTCTTGAGGTTACTACTAAAAACGCTGCTGACGAACCACAAGGTGAAAAGGGGTGGCTACCAGGTAATGATATTCTTGAGAAATCAGGGACCTATATGAAAATTAGGCCACTTAATTTTAATATGGATTTTAATCCTAATAACTTTCAAAATTACCATAAAAGAAGTAAAAAAAGCAGAACCAGTAGCGGCTATAATAATCATACTCTTCCACATTTTGAATTATTTGGAGGCTTTTCTTTTGGTTCCTATGGAGATAAATCCAAGGGTATACTACAGTTATTAGACGAAGATACTGATACATATATAAATCAAGATTTAAACACTGGCTCACAAATAAAATTAGACTTTAAGTACGAAGAGATAGGTGATAATTTTAATTGGAACGGAAAATTTACTGTCAACGGAAATTACACTTGCGCTGCTAATTCACCCACAAGGCTTAATCCATTTGTTCAGTGGATGGAAAATGAAACAGCTTTCCCTAGTGAGGAGGTTTCTTTCAGGCTGGACGCAACAGCTGTTCGTTTTAGAATAGAATCTTTTCAGCAAAATCCTAGTGATGATTTTATATTAACCTTTTACAAGGCAGATGCAACAAGAGACTTAACGTTACTTCATGTAACTACATCAGAAAGAACCAGTGGTTTAGAAAGGTCTTATCTAACAAGTACTATAGATATAATTCTCACTAATGGGATTTTAATATTTGAAACAGAGCCAACAGAGATAGATGATGAGATTTATTACGAAACTGAAGAGACTTTTTTAATTGAAAATGGGCTACACAAAGGTAATGAGCAAGACCAAACAGCCACAGACCCAGCTATTTCAGTGCTTGGTTTTGGTAACTGTTTTAGTTTTGGAAATGGCGCTGAATCAATAAGAGTAAAAGACGATAGATTTAAGCCTGTTTTTGATATAAAATCTAGGCCAAACATAGCGATAGTGGAGGGTTATGAAAGAAAAGAAGACAGAAATAAACTCATATATAGCGGCGCTTTTAACGAAAATACTGGGTATAACACATTAAATGAGTTTAACTCAAGTAGAGGGATAACAAAGTATATGGACATGAAATATGGTTCTATTCAAAAGCTATTTGCTAGAGAATCGGACTTGATTGTTTTTCAAGAAGATAGAGTTTCAAAGGTTCTTTACGGAAAAAACATACTAAACAGTCCAGATGGAAGCGGAAGTATATCTCAAATAGAAAAAGTTTTGGGTCAAGATGTTCCTTATTCTGGAGAATACGGAATTTCTGTAAATCCAGAGTCTTTTGGTCATTACGAGGGTAGATTGTATTTTGCAGACCCTAATAGGGGTGCGGTATTAAGGCTTGGAGCAGATGGTATAACACCTATATCATACGCAGGAATGAAGGCGTTTTTTAAGGAAAACTTATACAATAATAAAACAAACTTTAACATAGGTGGTTTTGACCCAAAGTATCATCAATATGTTTTGTCTATGGGTAACGAGCAAATGCCTCAACCAGCATTAGAAGTGGATTGTGCTTCTACATTTACAAGAACAATTACCTCAGCATTTAATTACGATTTAAACCTAGGGTCTTTTGCGGGTACAGCTACCATAGCATACACAACATCAGCCTCTATAGATATAGTGGTTGTTTACAACGGAAACACATACACCAATAATGGTCTTACTGGAACAGGAAGTGTAACTTTCCCTGTAACGTCAACAGACCTTGAGACAACAAACATTGCAGATGTAACAATAACACCAGCATCTTCTTCTCTTATTACATTGACACACACGTGTCCAGAACCAGAAACTCTTGAAGTAATATTAGTTGTAGTGAATGACGCAGGAGAAGCGAATGAGACTATTATCAACAGATACAAGCACGATGGAGCTCAAGGAGGTGTGTTTAATTCCGATTTAGATATTTTTGACGCTGATGAATTGACAAGATTTGAAACTTTATCTGGTTTTATGGGGGGTGATATTATTCCAGACAACGGTGACACTGTAACGCTTTCTTCATTAAAACAATCAGGAATTCATACTGGAGATTTCAATGATTGTAATAGCTTAGGTTATTTAGTTTCTGCTGCGGGTGGGTTGACTGTTCAAAATATAATAGACCAAGCTACATATCCATCAGTTACAGGACAAACACTAGCTAATGGAGATGAGGAGAACACAACTTCATTTACTTTTAACAGAAATAATACAAGTCAAAAATTATACTTGATTTGGAACTACATTGACCAACTTCCAGTATTAGTTGATGATTCTATAACAGGAATAACAAACGGAGGAAGCGCAACAATTAATGTAGTTGCTAATGATACAATTCCTTCGCCTTATACTATTACGATAGGCACACAACCAACAAACGGAACAGTTGTTATTAATGCTGACAACACTATAACCTATACTCATACCGCAGAGGCAGACCTAAATGATAGTTTTACATATATTGTAGATAGAGGTGGGACTTGTGCCGCAGAAGCTACCGTAACAACTCAAGCCCTTGCTATAACAGTAGACACATATATATATATAATTTTTGATAGTACAGGTTCAATGTCAGGGACTTTCATTCCATTGCAGACAATGGTTTCTGGAGCGTTAAAAGGTGTTTTACAAGAACTTTACGCTACGGAAGGAACTGAAGCTGAAGGTAATACAGACCCAGCAACTAACGGAAGCGATGAATACGACGCTAAGGTTACTATTACTAATGATGGTCAAGAGCGTTCGTTTTCAATGGTGATGAATAGCGACTTGCCTAACGATGGAAATTTCCCATCTGATGCTGCAAATGTAATTGTTTTATCTTTTCAAGATGAATCAACACCATACGGCCATGGACAAAACGTAGCAAATCTTGCTACGTCTCCAAATACAACAGTAACAAATGATATAGCTAGTTTAAGAAGCTCTGTTGCAACATTGAATGGAACAAACTCAGGATTTTATAGAGGCGCTTTTATTAACATAGCTGGACATGCTGGTTTTCAAGCATTTATGACGCAAATGAGGTTTGGGACAGCAAATAACTGGACAGCATCAACTGCAAACTTAGTAAACTTATCTGGTGGAACTGACCCAACATTTGTTTACGAAATGAATATTGTGGATGGTCCTGGAGCTAATCAAAACACTGTTACACCTCCACTAAAACCTGATGGAAGCGAAGCATTTGACCAATGGCAATATTACTATCTATACTGGATAACACACTCGCTTAACACGCTAGGGTTTACTCCAGATAACACAACATGGCCAATAATAATAGACGACTAATATGGCACTACAAACAGGACAAAGAACAATAACATTTGACGAGGTTTACACTGCATGGACTTCATTTCACTCATACGAGCCTGAGTGGATGGAGCGTCTAGGCACTAATTTTTACACGTTTAAAGGAGGAGAGCTTTATATTCATGACGAAAATGACTCTAGAACCGTGTTTTATAACAAAGGTCATGGATGCAGTATAACATATTCTTCAAATAAGAATCCATCAGATGTAAAAGTTTTTAAAACAATAGGGTTAGAGACAAACTCTGATAGTTGGTTTGCTACATTATCATCAGAACAAGAGTTTGGAATTATAGGTGGTGCAGGCAATTTATTGTTTGAAAACAAAGAAGGTTTTAAATATGCTCATATAAGAAGAGATTCAAGTAACAGTCTTGATTTTAACAAGCTTTCTATTCTTGGAATAGGGGAGCTTCAAGCTTTACCAGGAACGAATCAATACGAGTTTACTAATCAAGTGCCCAACCAAGTAAACGTGAATAATGCTGACTCAATAGGAGGAGATGTATTATACTTTAATGATGGGACCACTAAGCAAATTGGTGTAATTGATTCGTTTACAGCTAATACAATAACAACTGTTTCATCAATATTTACACCATCTGTAAATGATTTTTGTTTTGTAGTTAAAAACGCAGAGTCAGAGTCTTATGGGCTACGTGGTTATCACGCAACAATAACATTAAATAATAATTCTACAAGTTTTGTGGAACTCTATGGCGCAAACGCAGAGGTGTTTAAGAGCTACATGTAAATTTTGTATATTTGTAAAAATTAAAGTATTATGGCTATAATGAGTGCAATTGGAATGGGAATCGGTGCTATAGGTGCTGGTGTTCAGTTTTTTCAAGGAGCAAAAATGAAAAGAGAAGCTGAGGCTAAACTATCTCAGTTCCGCCATCAAGAGCTTACAAATTTAGCTGAAAACCTAAAACCATCTCTAGAAGCAGAAAGACAGATGCAAGTAGCAGCATCTAAACAAAGAGCTGCTGTAGTCGATGTTTCTCAGGGAATGGACGCTGCTCAAGCGATGGGTATGATGGCTATGGGCCTAGGACAGACTCAAGACATGGAGATGAAGGCTTTTTCAAGTATGTTAGATAAAGAATATGAAGCAGACCAAGTAAGAGTTCAAGAAGAACAAAATATGAGAGCTATGATAGAGAAAAGAAAGATGGAAGAACTCCAATCTCTTAAAGCTCAAAAGATGGCTGGTTCGCAAATGCAAACAAGTGCAATAAAAGATTTAGGGGGTATGGCTTTAAGTGCTGGTATGGCTAGTGATAAATTAGCTGCTTCTCAAGGAAAATCTACGAGTTTATTTGGAAAAGCAGGATAAATAAAAAATAAAATATGTCATACGGAGGAGGAACTGTAACACAACCAATATTAGGAGGTTTTGGAGATTTAGCAACTATGCTTCTTCAAGGTTCTTCTGAGATAGCTCAAATCAACCTAGAGATAGGTAAACGAAGAGACCAACAAGCAGCTTCTTTAGCTGAAACCATCTCTAAGATTACCTCTACTGGGATAACTACTCACGATAAATTAATTCAACAAGGCGCTAGAGATGCAGTAAACAGACTAGCTCAAGCTTTTGAAGCTAATAAAAGAGGAGATATTTCTTTAAGTGAAGTTTCGGCTATGTCATCTCAATTGGATTCTGAGGTCGGAATTTTATCTAATATGGCGAAGCTACAAGATGAAAATTTAAAAGCCATAAAGAAGGGAATTGATGACGGAGATGATGATTCAATATCATTTGATTATCAAAACAATTTGTGGTATACTGACCCGAACTTAAAAAACGATGTTTTTCTTTCACCTGCAACAAATGCTGACGGAACTATTAAAACAAATCCAGACGGAAGCACTATGATGGTTAGGAGACCGTCTATAGAGGGTCTTCAGACGCAAAGAATAAATGGGGTTTCATCTGTTGTTAAAATAAAAGAAGTACCTTTGAGGGATGAAAATGGCGACCCTGTTTTTGATGAAAATACAGGAGCTCCTTTAACAACAAACAAGACATTTTCTCAACCTTTAACGGAATTTTTAAATCCTTCACTAAAAAGAGTAAGCCGATACGACCTAGTAGACGACGTTAAAGGATTTCAATCTATTACGGGCAATAGATTTCGTTATGTAGATAAAAACACAGGGCAGATTACGAACATGCCTTACAGCCAGCTTGGTCAGACGGCTAACGGAACGATAATTCAAGGGTATACTATTGAGCCAGAGAATTTTCCAGACATGATTAGACAAGTGGAGAATTATATTGGTAACCCAAAAGACGACGAGGTTATATCTATACTTCATAGTTATATGAAAGCAAGAGCTGATTGGCAACCAGACTATGGTATTCCAAGGACTGCTGCTGAGGTAAATGATTCTAACCTGATGGAAATTATTGTTGGTGGTCAAAAAACAATTCTTCCAAAGTATTATGACATGAATGGGGATTCTTTAGTTTTTACTTCAGACCCTTTAGACCTACAAACAGACGGCTCTGGTAAAATAATAGTAACTGAAGAGCAAAGAGAGCTTGCAAAGGCTTTTAAAAGAGACCATATGCTTAAGTCTTTTAATGTAGAATATAAAGACTACAAGGAGTATTTAGACGGGAAAAAGCCATCTTCAAAAACACCTCCAACAGTTTCCTACAACCAGGCGGTTTATTCTAAATCTACACCTACTGGAATGAATAACACAAATAAAATTGACTCAGACTATATCAGTAATATATTGGGTGTAGCTATAATTGGTAGAAATGAGTTTAGTTCAGGTACTGGAGCGTCTGCAAATGAGACAAGAACTGCTATGTCTACACACAGTAATGGTCAAATAGTTAATACTGCTATGTTATCGTCGTCTACTGGCCAATCTAAAGACCTTTATGATAGAAGAAATGATATTGTAGGAGGGTTTTCTATAGTTTACGCATCAACACCTACAAAGAGTTCAGATGATGTAAGGACTAAAATAATGCAAGACTTAAAAGGCACGACAGCTTCTGGCGGTAAACTTACAAGCGTTAACAATATTTTATTCATGGATGAAGGTATTGTTGATGGAAAATTTGCTTCTGCTAAAGTATTGATTGAAGGGACTATTGACTTAGCATCAACAGCAACATCAGTTACAGGGGCTAGCGCAGTTGGCACAGGAACTATGGCTCAAAAACAAGCAATATCTGTTCCTGATTTTTATGTAGTTAATACTAATGAACTACCGAGTTTATATAGAAAACTTTGGGACCAAGGCAAAGGACCTAAATCTTTTAGAAAAATATTAGAGGGGAAAGGATTTAACGTAGATGCTAATTTTGGCGGAACCGCAAACCAATGGCTTAAAGCATTTGAGGCTTACACTGAAGAAATGAATTAATTATGATTGTGAACACAGAAAATCAAGTTGAAGGATTAGCTCCTGAGGAATTAAATAAAGACACAGCTATTGCTGAAGGGACAAATGATGTTCAAGATGCTTCTTCTGCTGATGTATCAGTAGACCCAGACCCTCCTGTTAACAAAGAAAAGGTTTATTCTTATTTAGTTTCTCTTTACGATAACGCTGGTAAAGAATATAATGAGAGTAAGCTTAGACAAATATCTTCTACTTCAGACATTAGATATTGGGTTAACTGGGCTCATGGAAAAACTGGACAGAAGGCTTTAGATGACAATAGTTGGAAAAAACTATCATCTACTTGGGTAGACCAAGTAAAGGTTGAAAAAAAAAATCAAGTTCAGACTTTAAAAAACTCACTTCAGGAAAATGCAATTGTTCCTACGGCAGAAGATACGGCTTCTCAATCCATATTGGAAACTACTCCTTTAACATCGGGTTCTCAAGAGCCGACTAGCTTATCGGATATACCTCAGCCAAGAGTTACAGAATACTACACAGAGCAACTAAACGAGAACAACAGTATACTTCCAGTAATAAAGCAACTACCTAGAGATTTACTTACTATGGGTGAAGGGGATGCTGCATTAGCTTTTAATAATATTTTAGGTGGTTTTGGATATACTGCTATGGAGACTGAAGTTGGCTCTAATACCTTAAAAATTTTAAGACCAGACGAAAGTATATTGGAAATCAATTTGATGTCTGATATGGGAGATGCTTTGTATGAGACGGTTAGGAGTGATGACTTCAATCAATCACTAAACCTAAAGCACAATAAGTTTGTGATGGATTTAGCTCTTGGAAAGCAGAATCTTGTCCAGGTTATGGCTGACCAATTTGATAGTAATCCGTATGGAGTCAATGAAGGAATGAGTCTTTTTACAAGACAAATGAATAAGCCAGAAGAGTCAGATTTAGCTTTTCTTTCAAAAGCTCTTACTGGTGAAGAAAACTCCACTTTATTCAATACGGGAGGCACGTTTAACCCAGAATTATTTATGACTGCTTTACAGCAGCTTAAGGGTAATATATCGCCTGCGTATAATGATATAATTAATCAAGAATCTGAATATCAAAGAGAAGTAAGAATGTCTACGCTATCAAGCGTAAAAACAGATAATCTTGTTTTACCAGATAACCCACAGACATCTTTATCTGAACAAGAAATCGCAAGCAACAACAGAGTTAAATCGACTTACCGAAAGATAGATGAAATAATAAAAAAATATGAAACATCAAAAAGAAATACATCTAAACTTTTAGGGAAAGCTTTAAAACGAAGCGCTGCTCTGGGTCAAGTTGATTTGCATGACGAAGAAATTATAGGCGGTCTAGTAAATAGCGGTCTTGATATGTTAGATATGCCACTTCCGTCCTTAATGATAAATGACAAGCAAGCATCATTTCAAGACGTGTATGATTTAATATCAACCCCAAAAACTCTAGGATACATACAAAGAGGAGATATAAAGGTTTCAATAGATGACACTGTAGATGTTGGGCTTTTTAACGAATTAGTTGGTAAATTAAAAACAACTCAAGAAAGAAACACTGCTTTTTTGGACGAAGGAAATCCAAGATTAAACTCTTTTTTAAGAGGATTATTAGATATACCTCAAGGAATATATGCTCATACATTAGATATATTAAACAATTTTGGAGTAGGAATTTCTGATTCTTTTCAAGCTTTAGGCATGAGTAGAGAAGCTGCTGATTATGCAGTATTTGGAGAGTTTGGAGTTGTTGTAGGAGGTTCAAAATTTAGCCCTCCAATGGCTATAACAAAACTTAGCCTTCCATCTAAAAAAGATGTTGAAGATGCAATGGCTTTACTTCCTGAATACAGCGGCTCTATATCAGATTCAAGGGGTATGGGTGAGTTTTTGTCATATGGAATGCAGGGGTTTACAGCCTCTGTACCATATATAGGCGCTTTTGTCGCTAACCCTACTGTAGGTTTAGGCGTTACTTTTGGAAGCACTTACGGAGGCAGTATTGAAGAAGTTAGGGATGCTAAAGACGCCGCTAAACAAGCTCAAGTTTCTGGAGCTATATTGACGGAAAAGGAAAAGGGCTTACTTGGAATGTCTAACAACGAGGCTAGAGCATATGCTTTTTCTAAGGCAGGAATAGAAACAGCTATAACAGCCGCTTTTACTGGGAGATACTTTAAGCAATTAAAACTTGCAAACGGATTTAAAAACATTCCAAAAACACAAGAATCCGCACAACAACTATCAGACGCTTTTGCAAGACAAAACAGGAAGGGGTTAATAGCTGCTTTTTCAAAATATACAGGTCTAGATTCTAGGGTTATTGCTAGCGAAGTACCTGAAGAGCAGTTTATAGCATACACAGGATACCTTACTCAAGTTGCTTTTGGATTAGAGGAATATGACTCTAAAAAAGCAGCAAAATTAGCTATGGACGCTGGATTAAACTCTTTGTTTAGCAGCTCGGCTATGTCGGTTGGCGGTAAATTAATTACTCCAAACGTTAATGAAATTGCAGATAAAACAATAAATAGGAAAATAACTCTCAACGGAGAAATGGATGCTGTTAATGACAAGCTTCAATCAGACTATATTGTTTCAGAACTCGAATCTTCTGGAGTGGCTAGAAATACACCAAAGTTCAAAGCCGCTTTACAGATGCAACAAGATGCGGATAATCGAATATTGAATATTCAAAAAAGAAAAGAGGAGTTAGTTAATCAGATGAGTGTTAGCGACAAACAAAACTTCTTACAAGGTGTTGCAGATTTAGAAGGACTTCAAGCAACAATGGAAGAAGGTGGGAAGCCAGAAGAAATAAACGCAACTCAAAAGCTTATTGATGAAAAGAAAGCTAAAATGAGAAAGCTTCTTGCAAAATATCCAAGCGAACTTAGTTATTATTTCTTACCAAAAGACACACAAACAAGACTTATAGACCGAGCGCTAACAGAACTTTCAGAAGAAGCTGGTCCAGAAGAAACTTTTAGCCTTACAAGTGAAGATTCAAAGGTTATTGAACGAGCTTCACAGATATATAAAGCAGATGTTTTAGAGCGAATGGTAGAGCCAGATGAGAATGTAGATGTTTCTGGGTATTTCAATAATGTTTCTGATTACTACGCAGAAACAACACAACCAGAAGAAGCTGATTTTGACATCGATGCTGCCATATCTGAAATAGAGAAAAAAGCTACTACAGAAAAGCCACCCACTCAAACCGAACTAGACTTAGAGCAAACAGATAAAGAACAGGTTGAAGACGATTCTAGCGACTTAGAGCAAGAGGATAAGGACAGAACAAACAATATTATATCTAGGATAAAGAATCTAAACTTATCAAAAGGTCTTTATAATTCTTTGAATGAAACACAGAAAAAGCAACTTAAAGGATTTCTTACAGATGTTCAAAACGGTAATAGACCAAAATATGCTAGACTAGAAACTATTTTAGACGCTCAGGAAAAAATAAATGACTTAAAGGTTTTAAATAACAACAGCCCAATAAGTATTTTAGGCAATCCAAACGCTAATCTTTTAAAAGATAAGAAGCCAGTTGACTTCGTTAAGGACTTATACCCATACCTAAATAATTTAGGAAGAAAAATAATGATGGGAGGGACGAAATTAAATCCTAAAAACTTAATGACTTCGGATATATTTTTGGGGGCTATATTTAGAAACACAACAAAAGGAAAGCCTTTTATAGACTTGGTTTCTTCTGCTAATAGAGGTGTGGCTACATCTATAAACTCATCTCAAGAATTTATTAATCAAGATTCTAGTTTGTTTATTAATGAAATAAAAGCATACAACAAGGCAAACCCAAAAAACAAAATATCTACAGACTTAAGAAGCTTAGAAACCTCTTATGAAATGCAAGTTCTTGCTCATTTAAGAAGAAGGTCTGGAGAAATAGACCAAGCAACAGGTCTTGATACGGAGTTTCAAAGACAAAAAGCGAGTTTATTAAAAGAACTTGAGCTAAGAAAGCAGGAGTATGAGAAAGATAAGGGAGATTCAACAAACGAAGTCCTTTACAGACAGCTTGAAGACACCTTAAATCGACTTGGCGTAACAAACGCTTTATCATATGAAGATGTAACTAAAAATGCTAAAGACCCAATAGTAAACGCCTTAAATAGATTGTCTGATAGATTTCCACATGCAGAAGCTAAAAAAAGGAAGCAAGATTATGATGGAAAGGATACTTACTTCGTAGATGGTACTTATGTTCCTAGTTTTAGAAGAGGAGAAGATGGGAATGAAAGGTCTGACGGCAGCAGTAAAGGAGGCGGTTCAAACTACGGAACTATAGCTGGTGTATTCCAAGACATTGTAATGGATGATACTCTTGAAAACTCTAGACTTTCTTTTGGAAACTATTTTGAGAGAGCATACCAACAAATGCAAGGTTCTTTTATAGACATGAATTCTAGAAGCGACTTTGAGCAAATAGACATGAT